GGGCCACCAGCGGAGCACGGTGTCCACAATCTCGTCGCAGGCATCCGGCATGGACGTGGCGACGGTGCCGATGCGGTGTCGCATCTCGACGCGCAGATCGACGAGGCCGATGCCCAGCGCGTCGCCCACCGTCACCTCCTGCCCGCAGGCACGGACGGTGAGCCGGGCGTGGACGACGCGCCGGGAACCGGGCAGGTCGAGCAGCCAGTGGCTCCACACGGGCAGCGAGTGCGGTGCCCGTCGCCGTGGACGATCCAGCCGGTGCCGTTGCACTCGGTGCATTTCTCGGGCTTGGGCGGCTTTGGCCCGGGCGGCGTGGGTGCCGGGGCCTCGACGGCCATGCTGGCCCTGGCGGCCGTGACGGCGGCGGCGGCCCGCCCGGCCTCCCGGTCAAGCGACGCCGGGTCGCTCGACAGCCAGGTCAGCACCCAGAGGATCCAATGCCAGAGCGTCATCACCAGCCGTCTCCGTGGTCGATCACGGCATAGCCATCGGGGCCGACCGTGTGTGTGCGAGCCAGATGCCGATCGGTGACGTCTGCCGGGGCGGGCTCGACGAACACGGCAATCCAGAGCAGCTGCTTCGCCGTGCGGACGATCCACCGCACCACGGGCCGATCGTCGAGCGGCTTGGGCTCCGGTTCCGGCTTGCCGCCAGCGAGCCAATAGCCGATTGCGAACGCCGTGGCCAAGATCATCAGCGTGTTTCGGTCGAGCTTCATCATCACCTCACTGCGCGAGCGACAGGCTTACGGTGCCCGTCGTCCCGCTGGACGATAGGGAGTCGATCGGTGCCGGCATCAGCCACCGGCCGTTATGGATGTCGCGCCACGCGAACCCAGTCTTGATGTCGCCGATGGCGTAGGAGTCGAATTGCTTCAGGATTCGCTCGACGACCGGGCGCTCGGCCCAAAACGAACCATCGGGCTGGTCAGCCGGATACTTGCCGGCGTAGGTCAGCCACTTCGTGCCCCAGCTGTTGAGCACGAGACACGCATCGACCGGCCGCACGCCGGGCGGCGATTTCTCGCTGAAGCGAATTCCGACCAGGCACATCTGGTGCATCCAGGTGCCAGACGGGGCGAGCACGCCCGACTCGTCGGCACGGCTGGCGAAGCCCTGGCTCGAGGCGATGGTCACCGGGAAGCCGGCGGTGAGGGCCGCCACGCATTCCTCCCAGGTGCGGACAGCCACGACGTGCCGGGCCGGATGCTTCTTGGCAACGGCGTCGAGCCGGCCTTTGTCGCCCTGCCCACCCGCGCCCCAGTTGCCCCATTGCTTGCACCGTTCCGCCGAGTAGGCCGTGAGGTCGTAGCCGAGATCCGGGAACGGCTGCCGGTAGACCACGCCCCAGTTTCGCAGCCAGTGGGCAGCCGCGCCGCCGAACGACCCGTCGCTCCACCCGCCCGAGCCCTCGGGTTTATTGCGGGCCTCCACGCGCGAGCCGCCGTAGATCGCTTCGACGCTCGGCATCAGCGGCGGTTCGGGCACGAGCTTCAGATCCCACGAGATGCTTTCGCTACACCACACGGCGTGCATCGCGCCCCAGGCCACACAGTCTCCGATGCCCTGCTTCTCGCACACCCAGGGCTTCCCGTAGCGGGCCTGGTGGGCCTTGGCCATCGCCCGATAAAGAAACGTGTCCACCCGCTCGGCCTTTGCCATGGCCTCGGGGGCGGCCTGGCGGAAGAACCGCTGCTCACCCAGTTCAGCGAGGAACTCGGCCACACCTTCGGGGTTGGGCGTATATCCGAAGTTGTCGCCGATGACCGGGGCCCGGCCGGGCTGGATGGCCAGCCACAAGCCCAGCCCAAGGAGCACCAGGGCGGCGACGATCTGCCAGCGGGCGCGGGGCGTCACGCTCATCGCACGGCGGCCTCCGCAGCCTCACCGACCTCACGGTAGGCCGCCACCCACTTGGCCTTCGCCTCGGGCGTCAGCGGGCCGCCAGACGTGCCAGCGTTGGCATTGAGATACGCCTCGATCGCCGCCCGGGCCCGGGGATGCTTCTCGCCCAGGCTCACGCCTCGGCAGAGCAGGAGCCGGCTGCGCGTCCGCAGTTCGTCAAAGGCGACGCCGGTCGTGATCAGCGGATTCGGCTGCGTGGCGTCCCATTCGATCTCGGCGGCCAGCTCGTGGCACAGGGCCGCCGTGGTTCCTGCATCGGCTGCGGCGTCAGGCCCGACGAACGTGCCCCGCAGATCGAGCGTGGTGGGCTGTGGCGGGCTGGGCTCGGGTTCAGGCTTGCCAGTCGAGCGGTTGGCGAACGACAGCAGGGCGGCCACGCCGAGGGCCAGGGCGGCATAGTGGTGCCGGTCCAGCCGGGTCAGGTCCATCGTGGGCGCGTGGGCCTTGATCCACGGCCATGCCAGGGCGATGGCGACGGCGATGACGAGCAGACCCGTGGTCATGTGGCGACCTTCCTGATGAGAGGCAGCAGCGATTCAATGGCACCGCTGGCAGCCATGAGCACGAGTGACCGAACCGCCGGCCGCACGACCAGCCACACGGGCCACGCCAGCGTCGGGATGCACTTGTCAGCGACGGCGTCGAACAACTGGCCGACGGCCTCGAGGGCCCATTCCTTTTTGCCAGGCCCGTCGCCCGGAATCGTGTCGAGGGCGGCGACCACCACCCGAAGCAAAGCCACGGTGAGCTCGGCAAACTCGCCGACGGTGAGCCCGTTCGTGGCGGCCACCTTGGCCGTGGCAATAAACGCTCGGATCTTCTCCGACACGGTCAGCAGGTTTTCCGTCGCCGTCACAGGAGCACTTCCGATCATGACTTCACTCCCACGATGTAGACCTCGACGTCGGCCGCACTGGCCCCGTTGTTCGTGATGGCGATCACCTTGTCGGTTGCCGACGTGGCGTAGCCGGCGTTCAAGTGCGTGACGTAGAGCACGCCCTCAGGCCCGAGCGTCATCACGCCGGCCGACAGGGAGGTCCACCGGTTCGTCGTGCTGCCGTTGACCGACAGGCTGGCCGTCGTCGAGCGGTTGACGATCAGCAGGGCCTTGACCTTGGCGAGCGACAGCGTGCCCGTGCCGCCGAATAGCTTGAGCGGCAACGCCCGGAGGTCGATCGTCGTCGTGGCGCTAGCGGCCACGGTGATCACGTCTTTGTGGTAGCCGTTGGCCTGGTCGTCGCCGGTGCCATCGGCAATGGCGAACGTGAGATTGGCCGTCGCCGAATCGGTGACGGTCGTCGTGTTGAGGTCGTCGGCCCAACGGGGCACGACCCGCAATGTGCCGGTGAGCGAGAAACTAGCTGCCACTGCCGCTGCCTCCCGCTGCCACCGAGGTGCCGAACAGGTACAGTTCGTACGTCACGGACGCTGCATTGGGGTTGCTGATGCGGATCACGCTGTTGTCCGCAGTCACCTCCCAAGCATCCGTCTGGTTGATCGAAAACCACTCGGAGCCGGGCCCGACCTCGGCGGCGTAGACGACAGTGGGCCGCCCAGGATCGACGCCCACGAGCAACCGCCGGCCGGCAGTCGTGGTCGTGTTCACGACCCGGATCGCCCGCAACTGGCGGAACGTAAATGGCACCGTGACGCCGAGGGCCTGCTGCGTCAGGTTGAGCAGATCGAACTCCTCGACCGTGTTTGCCGGGATGGTGCGCGAGTCGGCGAACACCAGGTCGGCCTCGCCAGGCCCGTCGCCGTCGGTGAACGTGTAGAGCCCGACCGAGGTCTTGCGGTTCGTGACCGTGCCAACCTCTTGCGTGTCGGTGCGGGTCCACTGCATCGACGTGCGGAACTGCCCGGTGAGTGAGTCGGTGAGCGTGTCAGCCATCTAGGGCTCCCGACTCAATGGCCGATCGCAGCGTGGATGGCTTTACGCCCAAGCGAAACGCCTGGAGCGCGAGATCTTCCGGCGACAGCCGTTCGGGCCGTTTGCTCGTGACCTTGCCCCAAAACGCCTGGCTCGGCGTGTAGCCCTTGGCGAGCGACTGCACGTCGCCCGGGGCAGCGAGCGGCTCGCGGCCTTGTTCACCGCCTCGGCGAAAATGGGCGTGAGCGATCACGCCCCGAGGCTACGCCTGTCGCTTGCCCGCCAGGCAGGGTGTGTGGCCCTCACGACGCAGCACTTCGGCAATCACGGCGTAACAGGCGATGTCCTTGAGCGTGTCCTCGAGGCCGTCGAACTCGACCTTGCCGCGCCGAAAATACGCCTTGAGCCGGTGCATCTTGTCCATCATGCGGAGCACGCATCCGGCCCACGCCGGAAGGTTCACGATGTCGGCTGACATGCGGATGTTTGACAGGGCGTCTTCGTCCACGCCGTAGTCGAGCGTCTTGCGGAGGTGCAGCTGCTTGAGCTCGTCGAGCACGGCCAGGAACTCGGCCGACCCGGGCCGCAGTGCGTCGCCCTGAAACGACGGCTGCCACTCGGCGTAGGTATCACTAGGGGCGTTCTTCACGCCATCGCCGGTGAGACGCTGCTGACGCAGCTCACGTTCGCCCTGGAGAATCCAGTCCACGGGAATCGACGCCACGGGCTCCTCGGGAGTGACGGGCACGCTCTGGGTTGTCGTATCGAAACAGCGTGCCGCCGCTTCCTGGGCGGGCTTGCAGCCGGCGAGCGAGGCGGCCATCGGCGTGTAGCCGGCGAGCTTCGGGTCGTCGGCCGGCGTAGCGTCGAGCCGAGACTTCACGGCAGATCGCAGCACGTCGTTCGCCTGTTGCAGAGTCGTGGTCGTCATTCCTTTGCCTTTCTCAAGTCGCGGTCGCAGAACAACGGATACGCTCGGGTCACTTCTTGCCGGCCGTGGTCGATAATCGCCATGCCCTGGCACGGCCGCTCTGGCGAAGCGACTCGCTCAGCGTATGGGCTGTGTCCAATCACGCTGCCGTTGGCGATGTACCGTGCCCCACGCAGCCAGCCCCAGGAGTGGTAATGGCCGAAGATCGTGAGGCTCGCCTTGCGGCCTGCGTCCCATCGAGCGATTGCTTTACTGGCCGGTAGCGCGAGACCGTAGACGCCCCCAGCGAACCGAATTGAGTGACCATGGGTCGTGCGAACGAGGAACCCGTCGAGATCGACGTAGCCCAGGTGGCCCTCGGCAATCTGCCACCTGACGTTTTTGTTTCGCTCCTCGCGGGCGAGCGTGAAAAACATCAGCTGCTCCCAGCTGTGCTCGAGCTCGGTGGCGATCCGGGGCTTGCCATCGTTGCTACGCCCGTGGTTGCCGGCGTTCGTGCAGACGATCACCTCGTCGACGTGCTGGGCCACGTTGTCGATGAGCCCGCGAAGCCGCTCGGCGATCCACCGCGTAGCGTTCATCGGCGACAACTGAGCCACCTCGACGCAGTCGGGATGAATGTGCCCGGTGATGAAGTCGCCGCCTAGCCAGACGAGCACGCGGCGAATGTCGGCCTGGTTGCGTTCGTGGGCGAGGCAGTCGAGGAACCGCTCCTCTAACTCGGCGAGCCGCTTTTGGCATACGTCGAGCGAGTAGTCGTTCTCGCCGTTGACCGTCTCGGGCAACACCCGCTCCTCGCAGTGAACGTCCGAGAGCATGAGCACCGCGGTGGCCGCATGTTTCGTGCGACGTTTCGTAGCTGTCTTGTTTCGCTTCGTCGCCTGGATGCCTTGAAGCGAGCCCATCGCGTCCGCCCGCTCCCGCTCTTTGTCGATCTGGGCGAGGGCCGCCTTGTACCTATTTCGGTACGACGCCACCTCGCTCCGCAGCCGAGCCAATTCAGCGTCGGCGGCGAGCTGCTCGGCCGAGGCCACGTCGGCGGCCACCTCGGCCACTACTTTCCGAGACGGCGTAGCCATGTATCCACTCCTTGGAAGCCGATGTTCACTCCGTGCCGGCGCAACGCCGCCGCAATC